AACCAGCACGTCATCAAGGCCAACCGCAAGCACGAGCGCACCGACCCGGTGCTGACGGTGAAGACCTACAAGAGCAACACCTACGCGCACGAGGCCATCATCCGCGACGCAAGCGGGGCCGAGGTGGCGCGGGTGGTCTACCGGCCCGACAAGCCCTTGTCCTGTGGGGCGCACGTCTGGATTGAGACGAAGCTGGACGTCGAGACTACGTGAGCCCTCTGAGCGTCCGGGCCGCAGACACAGCCTTCGACGGTATCGTATGCCAGACGAGGCTGCTAGCGTCTGCCCAGACGCCATAGTCGTTGGCCATCTTCACCGCGAGCGCAAGGGCCATGACACCGTCGTCGTGCTTCCCGTTCGGGGCGCTGTAGCGGACGGTGCCAGAGCGGGCGCTGATTTCGTACCCAAACGACTTGAGCTCTTCCAAGAGGACCCGGTCGTTGAACCGCACGCGCTCGTGCTGGAACGCAACCGCGAGCCCTTCCATGAGTTCCTGCTTGCTCTTCGGGCTGAACTTGAACGGGATCACCGGGTTGCCTCGCATGGCAAGCTCCTCGACGATGGGGTCGCCCGCGCCTGTGGCGTCGATGAGGGCTGGCACGCTACCCATTAACGCTTCGATGCGCTCGTACGTCTCCCTCCAAGAGCGGCCCTGCCAACGCTTGGACACCACGACGTTGCCCATCATGTCCAGACCGATCACCCAGCAGTGGTCGCGGGAGCGCGCGAGGTCGATGCCGAAGACAACCGGCGGCCCGTGCTCTATCAGCGCCATCGGCACCTCGGAGTAGCACGCGTCGATGTACGCATCCCCGAAAGGGTTCCCCCCGTTCGCTGCCGGGATGGCGTCAATCTCCTGCTCGGCGATCCAGTCTGGGACGGCGTCCCGCATCGCCTGAATCTCGCCCTCGTCGATGTAGGGGTTCGCCATCGTGGGCATGCGCCACGACATCCACTCCCCCCACTTCTCATCCTCGCTCTGTCCGCGCAGGTAGAACTCGTGGAATGCCTCCCTCCCCTTCGGCGTCGAGAGGAACCATGCGTCCCCCTTCCGGTCCATCAGGGTGGCGCGCAGAGCCTTGTTCCACTCGTGGCCGAGGTTGGCGGCCTTGGCGGCCTCGTCAACGATTACCCGGTCATAGTCGAAACCGACGCCGACGTCCCCCTTCTCGATGGGCCAGAAGTCCAGACGCGCACCGTTGATGAAGTGGATCTGGCGCTCCTGCTTGTTGTACGACGAGATGAGCGGCTTGAGGGCCTGCTCGATGGTCTGCTGTGGCTCTGACAGGTAGCGGTACGTCGGGGCCGCCCAGCATATCTTGTGCCCCTTCTCGACGCTGTCGTAGACGAGGTCCTCGCCGAAGGTCGTCTTGCCGAAGCGGCGGCCACACTGCAACACGTTGAAGCGGCGGGCCTCGCTCTTCACCTTCTGCTGGTTGGCGTGAAGCCGGGGGATCTTGATGACGGCGTTGCCCACCGATCACCCCTCCCGTACGAACTTCACCTCGACCACGCCGTTGTCGCCAGAGGAGTCAAGGCCGAGGTACTTCGTTCGGCGCTCCTGCGTCTTCATCACGACCTCAGACGCCTTGGCGACCTCGGACGGCCGGTACTGCCCGTTCTTGTTCTCAACCACCTTCATGTTGTGTTTGAGGATGACGTCGAGGCGCTCAAGCTCCATCGAGCGGATCATCGAGGCGTCTTCGGAGCACTCCTCGTTGATCTTCTCGATGTAGCTCCGCACGTAGCGGAACGCGGTGGGCTTAGACACGCCGACGATGTCCCCAATCTCTTGGTAGGACATCCCCTCGCGCCGAAGCGCAACGCACCGACGGATGAGTTCGGTGCGCTTGAAGGCGTTGATTGATCGCTTTGATGCAGGCATGAAACAAGCATGCACCAATCGTTTCAGGCCGTCAACTAGGACGCCGTCCCTAGAACGGGATCTCTTCGTCCTTGAACTTCGCGCCGCCAGAGGACTCACCCCCCCCTCCGCTTGCGCCAGAGGACTTACCACCGGGCGGGAACTCCCAGCGGTTGACCTTGACCTTCGTCGTCTCGCGCTTGTTGCCCTGCTTGTCCTCCCACTGGTCCGTCGTGTTCTGGCCGAAGATGACGATGCCGTCGCCCTTGGAGAAGAACTTGCCGATGTTCTCGGCGTCCCGGCCCCACGCCACGCAGCGGTGCCACTCGGTGTGGTCGACCCACTCCTCGCCCTTCTTGCGGCGTTCGTTGGTGGCCACGCTGAACTGGGCGTAGGAGGTCCCGCCCTTGGTCTGCTTCACTTCGGGGTCCTGCCCCAGACGTCCGACGACGAATGTCACTTGCATGTGTTCTCCGCTTGATTTGCGTAGGCGAGGAGGAGTCTCCTCATGGTTTCGTTCCCAACGAGCCAGCGCGTCTGGCCTCGGTCCTCTTCGATACAGACCAGATCGCAGGAGTTCAAGTAGTCTGTGAGGTACTTTGAGATCTTCTTGCGCTTCTTGCACTCGATGCGGATGTCGCCAGCATCAGCCTCGATGACGACGTCGTCGGGGTGAGTTGCGACCGCACCGGAGAGGGGCACCCGCATGGCGACGAGCCCCCAATCCTTGAGCATGTTCACGATCTTGCGCTCGTAGCGAGCGCCCTTGTCTCTCTGTGCTTTACCCATCCCAGACATCTCCTGCGTCTTGGATTGACGGAACCTCCTCGACCTCATGCGAGCCGTCGAGATAGCACCTCCAGTCGCCCTTGGAAAGCCAAGAAGACATGCCCCTGACGAACTTGAGGTCCTGCGTGCCGCCGTGGGCGATGAACGTCGAGGCGTAGTTCCTCGCGGCGACCTCCATCTCCTCGTGCCCCTCGTCCACGGCGATCTTCCGCCACGCCGGGTAGGACCGAGACATGCTGACCCGCGAGCGGTCGAGAGCCTCCGGGTACGCAGCGGCGAACCGGACGTACTGTTCGGGGTACATCAGCCGCGCACCGTTGCGCCGGAGCTTCGACTGTTGGGGGAACGCGCTCGCGCGCGCCTTCTTTGTACCCAAGATCTGATCTTTCTTGTTTTGGGAGTAGGAGAGATCAGAAGTAGGAGGGAGCGAAGCAACCTCCGTAGCGGAGATCGGGGGATCACTTCTCCTAGATCTATAAGTACTATATAATGCACGTTCCGTGCCAACATCGAACGCAGAAGATTCTTGGTTCTTTCTGGGCGATTCTTCGGGCGGCGGGTCGAGGCTGACCTTGGGCGGCGGCTCGTACTCAAAGATCCTAGAGAAAAGTGCCAGAATCGTGGATTCTCGACTATTTTCCCTAAATCCTAGTTCGGGCAGAGCGGTGGTGTAGTCCTCGTTGGTGAACCGCAATTCACCGACCGAGGGCTCGCCGTTGACGGTCAGCCGCACCCCCTTGATGCCTGCACGGTGGAAGTTCGACCGGATGTTCGACTCCTTGCGGCCAGAGAGCAGCGCAAGCTGTCCCACGGTCATCGGAGCCTTGACGTCATGCAGTCGTGCGACGCGTAGAAAATTGACCAGATCCTGACTCATTCTCCTCCTTTGGTGAACGGATTGGCTGGAAACTACACTTTTCTGTTGACCAGTCAAGAGCCGGTGAGTAGATACAGGGCTCAAGGTCACTCACAGCAAAGAGGGAACCGTGACCAAGATCGTGAAGAACATGTCCGCGCTCGACTACGACCACGCGGGCGGCCTGCGCTCCAGCAAGATGAAGCGCGCGCTCAGGGGTCGTCGGGCCTTCTACACGCAGAGCTTCATCGGCAGCGACATGGCGCGGCTGGGCACGATGGCCCACGCTCTGTGCTTCGACAAGTTGCACGAGGAGGTCGAGGAGATGCCCGACAACGTCATCTCCGACACCGTCAAGGGCTACAAGGACGGACTCGACAAGATCGGCGTCCGCTACAACAAGTCGTCGCTCAAGCCCGCGCTCAAGCGCCTGTGTCGAGAGAACGGGCTCATCCCGGCGACGGACTGGCGTCCCGAGGAGGGCAAGATTGCAGCCTTCGACGGCGACCTAGAGCGCGTGCAAACGTGGGTCGACGCGGTGATGCAGAACCCGCTGTGCCGCAAGTTGATCGAAACCTCGGACCACGAGGTGTCGGGCTTCTGGGAGGACCCGCGCGTCGGCACCTGCAAGGCCCGCGCAGACATCCTGCACCCCAAACTCGGCGTGTGGGACATCAAGTTCACCAGCAAGCAGGGCTGGATGGACCTGAGCGAGATGCTCGCGCGCTTCATCTTCGAGCGCGGCTACCACCAGCAGAACGAGTGGTACCAGCGCGTCTTCGGAAAATCGGAGAGCCCCGGCCTGATCATCTGCTACGTGGGCGGCAAGGACGAGGACCCGGTCGCCGAGGCCATCACGTTCGACGAGGACTGGTACGAACTCGGCAGGATGCAGAACGAGAAGTGCTTGCACCGCATCGAGCGGTGGTATAATCAAGACGGCGGCTGGGACGGACCCAGCGAAGACGACAAGGGCCGCGCGCGGATTGTCAAATCGGCACCCGCCGCGTGGATGATGAAGAAGGAGGTGTGAGATGGGCGAGATGGTAACTTCAATCCGAGAGACGCTTGAGCAGCGGCGTGAGAGCTTCGACTCCATGCTGGCAAAGCAGATCGACTTCGACCGCTTTGTCCGCATCGCCACCGGGCAGATCGCCAACAACCCGAAGTTGGCCAAGTGCTCGCGCACCAGCCTGCTCAACGCGATCAGCACGGCTGGCCAACTGGGCATCGAGCCCGGCATCATGGGACAGGGATACCTCGTCCCCTACGGAAGCACCTGCACCTTCATCATCGGCTACCGTGGCCTCATCGACCTTGCCCGACGTTCGGGCCAGATCGCCAAGATTGAGGCGCGGCTGGTCTGCGAGAACGACGAGTTTGAGGTGCAGTACGGCACCGAGGAGCGGTTTATCCACAAGCCCAACATCTTCGGCGAGCGGGGCAAGACCCTAGGCGTCTACGCCGAGGCGTACTACACCCCCACCCCCGGCACGCCTCAGACCGTGCAGCGGGTCTTCATGACCCGTGACGACGTCGAGAAGGTGCGCCGAGGGTCGAAGGGCGCGAACTCTGGACCGTGGCGTGACCACTGGGACGAGATGTCGAAGAAGACCGCTGTGCGCCGCCTGTGCAAGATGCTCCCGCTGACGGCAGAGATTGCCGAGGGCATCCAGCGCGCGGACGAGCAGGAGTACGACAACCGCGCTCGAGAGGTGGTCGACCCTGCGACTGTGGATGTTCGGGAGACGAACTCGGCAGAGATGCTGCTTGAGGTCGAGCCCGAAGAGACGCCGGAAGAGCACGGCGACGGTGTGGTTGTCGACGGTGTTCCCTTTCCGGTGTAGCCGATGATTGACGAGCAGTGGATCGCGCTTGGCCGGATTGCCTTGCGCTGTAAGGGCTGGCGGTGGATGGAGGGCATGGCGTGGCGCGTGCCTCCGCATATCGCGCCATACTGTCCGCACAGCGAGGGGCGGTATCCGTTCCCTGATGGTCCTGTCGCGCCCGTCCCCGACTTCCGCGACCCTGCCACGATGGGCTGCCTGTTGGCGCTGGTGCGGGAGGCGCTGGGTAATCCGCTGCTCTACGTCGAGGCTGATATGGACGACGCGGGCGGGATCTCGTGGCATGTGTGGGACGCTCAGGCGCGGTGCTCCCTTTCAGGCGGGCCGCATGGCTACGAAGCGGTTGCACTCGTGACCACGCTGGAGGTGGCAGAGTAAAGTGATCGTTTCGTTGCCGCGCACGGAAGTAAAGGATCGCTTCAGTTCGTTGCCCCGATTGGGCAACGTGCTGGTTCGAGACAACTGGACGCGGGCAAGCGCAACGCGCACTATGAGTGCGTGTAAGTGTGTAAGGAGGCAGAAATGACTGATCGCCTACAGTGGGACTACGAAGGCGGCACGCTCCAGCGCTGCAACATCCGCGCATACGGCGGCTACGAGTTCTGGGAGTCGTGGAGCGGAGAGCGGTACTCGCGGCCCGTCGCCATCGACGCCGAGGAGAGCATCCGCCGAGCCCGGTCCCGGTGGGAGTTCGCCATCGGCAAGCGGTTTGAGCGGTACAAGCACTCCACCGTCGAGACGTTCCGCGAGACGAACCGCCGCAACACCCGTGACGAGTTCTCCGAGGCGCGCACGCAGGTGCGGAACAAGGTGCGGTCCTTCGCGCACTGGTGGGCCGAGCACTACCACAAGGGCGACCGCGACCCCCGCAAAGCCTCGCTCAAGACGATGGTACTCTCTGGCGCTCCGGGCTGCGGCAAGACGCACCTGTCCATCTCCGCGCTACGCATCCTCGCCCTCGACGGCGGGCTCTCGTGGCAAGCGTGGCCCGTGTCCGAACTGCTGGACGAGAAGAAGCGCAGCTACAACGACAAGGCGTGCCCAGACCCGATTGATAAGTGCATCTCGTGTGACGTCCTGCTGCTCGACGACCTCGGCAACCACACCAAGTCGGCGCACAGCGTGCAGGTCCTCTTCGACCTCTTCGACGGGCGCGCACGCATGAACCCGTCGGGCCTCTCCATCATCAACACCAACGCGGGGCGGGGCCGAAACTTCTGGACCCAACTCATCTCGCAGGAGATGTCCTCGCAGGCGCAGGCTGTGGCCGACCGGATCATCGAGTCGTCGTTCCAGTTGAACATGGAGGCTGACGGCAAGCCGATCCCGTCGAGGAGGTCTGGGTGAGCATCTACCGGCTCAAGGAGCGCATCGTCCTCGGCAAGGATGAGGTCCCGAAGGGCACCGAGTTGGGCTTCGTCCCCGGCTCCCGGTGGACTCCCAAGCAGAGAAGGATTGTCGGGAGCATCGAAGACGGGTATGTCTGGGTTCTCAAGGACAAGGTCGGGCCTTGGCCGCGCGGCCACTGGTTCGTCCTCCAACGGAACAAGGTGGAGAAGTTGTGAAGCAGGTTGATTACAGGGACGCTGACGGCTGGATGATCGCCAGAGATTTGGAGAAAGTCATCCCGCGCAGCGCATCCGTGGCGGGCAAACTCATCCGGCACCGGATCAGCATCGCAAGGTGTGACACGAAGAAGATGTCGGGGAGCCGAGACAAGACGCGGCCCCGCATGTACAGGTTCAGCGACGAGCAGTGGCGGCTGATTACCGAATACGGGGAGGAGCTCCGCATCGTGCAAGGCGTCAAGCACAAGGGCTGGTTCCCGACGGACTCGACCTGCACCGACGGACCCATCCCGATCCGGCTCTGGTTTGAGGTCGACAAGGTGCACCAACCCATCGGCTGGCAGTGGCGCGAAGACTCCGAGAGAGCCTGGGGCACACCCTCCGTCGGCACGCTCAGGGAGGCGCTGGATCAACTTACCGGAGAAGGCCTTATCGGGATGAACTTTCATCCTGTAAGACGGGTTCAACGCAACATCGAAGACTGAGAGGATTCTGGTGAAGGGACGAGTTACGCTACATAGCAGCGCCAAGACTGGCGGAACGGACGAGTGGATGACCCCCCTCCCCCTTGTTCATCGCATCGAGGAGGTCACGCACATGAAGTTCGGCCTCGACGTTGCGTCGAAGGACGGCAACTCTGTGACCCTTCGGATGGGTCGGCACGGGGTCTGGGACACGTTCATCGACGTGGGCGCGGGCGAAGACGGCCTGTCGATTGACTGGTCGCTCAGGTCCAGCGGCGACTACTGGTGCAACCCGCCGTACAGCAACGTCGCAGGGTGGGCAGAGAAGTGCAGCAAGATGGCAAACAGGCGTCGTCAGGCGTGCCTGCTGGTGCCGTCCCGCACGGACACCCGCTGGTGGCACAACTGGGTGATGGGGAAAGCGGCCCACGTCTACCTGATCAAGGGTCGGGTGAAATTCGACAACGGAAGCGGCTCCTCGCAGGGCGCACCGTTCCCAAGCGCAGCCATCATCTACGACGGCGTAGATGGTCGAACACAGTTTCACGCCCTTGAGCAGTAGCCCGCACAGCAAAGACGCCGAGCTTTCCCTGCTGGGCGCGATCATCTTTGATCCCAAGGTGCTCAGAGAGGTCAATCTTGAGCCGGATCAAATCTACTTTGAGCGGAACCGCATCGTGTTCAGGGCGATGCGTGAGGTCGACGCGCGCAACGAGCCGGTCGACATCCTCACCCTCCGGCACCAGTTGTCGAAGACGGGCGAACTCAAGCAGGCCGGTGGCGTAGCCTACATCGCCGAGTTGTCTTCGCACGCTGTCACTGCTGTCAGCGCCGCGCACCACGCCAAGATCATCGCCGAGAAGGCCAAGGCACGCGCCCTGCTCGCCTTCGGGCGGGAGATTGTGGCCGCCGCCTCCAAGGACAACGAGGACCTCGACGCAGAGGCTGACAAGATCGCCTCCAAGGCAATCGAACTGTCCGCGAAGACCGGCGAGCGCGAGTATTCGTCCCTCGACTCCGCGCTCAAGAGCAGCCTCGACTCGCTTGAGCAGGCCATCGAGCGCAAGAAGCAGGGCGGCATCTCTGGCGTCACCAGCGGCTTCGTCAAACTGGACCAGATGACGGGCGGATTCCAACCCGGCCAACTCATCATTGTGGCCGCTCGACCCGGCATGGGGAAGACGGCGCTCGCATTGAACGTCTCAGTGGCCGCAGGACGCTCTCAGACGCCGTCAGGCTTCTTCTCTATGGAGATGTCTAGGGAAGAGCTTGCGATGCGAATCTGGGGCTCTGAGGCGCTCGTGCCGGTACACAAGCTGGACCACCACTCCGAGTCGCACTCTTGGGAGTCTGCGTTCGGAGGGCTAACCAACGCCCGCACGCTGCCGGTGTACCTCGACGACACCGCCGGACAGTCCATCACGACGCTCAGTAGACGCGCGCGCCAGATGAAGGCTGACCTCGACATCGGCATGCTGGTCGTCGACTACCTGCAACTCATGTCTGGGTCGGCCAACACCGCCAAATCCGGCAGAGAGCAGCAGATCTCCGAGATCTCTCGCGGGCTCAAGATGCTCGCAAAGGAACTCAAGATCCCCATCATCGCGCTGTCGCAGTTGAACCGGGGCCTTGAGTACCGTGACGACAAGCGACCCATGCTCGCTGACCTCAGAGAGTCTGGAGCAATCGAGCAGGATGCTGATATAATCATGTTCCTCTACCGGGAGTCCTACTACGACTCCGAGTCGACCGAAGAGAAGTCGACGGAACTGATTGTGGCCAAGCACCGCAACGGCGAGAACGGCACCGTCATGCTCGACTTCCACGCACCCGTGTCCCTGTTTACCAACGCCCCGTCAGACACCGTCGAGCGGGCCGCACCAGAGTTTGAAGGCGATGACAGTCCTGATTAGTGAAGAAGAACTACAAGACCTGCTGGGCTGCTCGCGCTCCACGGTCCTAGTGCGGGCAAAGAGCGTCACCGGAGAAGCTGACCTCCAGCGCAAGACCTACTTCGAGATGTCCGAAGAGGCGCTGGAGTTGATCCGCACCCACTCTGACGACCTCAAGGTTGTCGGCAACCGAGCCAGACGCTCCTGCTGGATCAGGACCGACGTGTGCGACGAGGACGAGCGCGTCATCCTCTGGGCCTACCTCGGCGTGAACGGCGTCCCTGAGTCCTTCCGCTGGAAGACTTGGAGGAAGAAGGGGCAGAGCGACCCTGAGATGCTGAGCGTCGAGTTCGGCTCGGCGAAGGAAGCTATCGCCAGCCTGATGGGCGAAGGCCCCATTCCGTTCAGGATGGTGCGAGCAGAGGCTAAGAGCGGTGGTGAGTGACCATGCCCCGCCTGTCTGAGAAGACAAACGACTCTAGGCTCTGGACGTCGTCGACATAGCCCATACGGTGCTCGTAGTCCGTCTCAGGGGAAGGGCTGCGGGTCTGGATGATCTCGCACCCGCCGACATCGCCCATCGCCCACCGCTGGCTGTGGTGACGGTGTCCAAGCAGGATGTACCTGTAGTCCGCGCCGCCCCACAGTCGAGGCTCCTCGGACGCCATGATCTTCGGCAGGTCCGTCGGCTTGCTGATGTGGCCGTGGTGGCCCATGAACAGGCACGAGCCCCACGAGTAGTACGTTCGGATGCCCCCGTCGTCGGGCAGGATGACCTCGACGTCGTCGCAACCCCTGAACCATGCGTCGACCACCATCGCCATCGCGTACCCAATGACGAAGTCGTGGTTGCCGCCCTCAAGGATGCAGACCACGTTGTCAGAGAACTTGCGGCACACCTCCACGGCGCTCACCGCGTAGGAGCGCGTCCACCGCATGATGTCGAAGACGCTGCCCTCTGGGTGCAACTGAGTGCCCCTCGTGGTCGACAGTTGGGCGTTGTCGACGGTGGCCATGTCGGAGCCAAGGGTGAGCAGGATGGTGTCCATCTTGCCGTGAGCGCGCTGGGCGAACTCAAGCGCACCTTGAATCCTGCCGAGGAGTTCCGACTCGTACTCGACCGGGTCGCCCTTCTCACCGATGTGGACGTCGCGGGTCGACAGTTGGATGAGGTGCTTCTCGCCGACCGGAGGCACGCGGAGGGCACCGTGGCGAATCTTCGGGTCCGCACCCAAACTGCGGCTCTCAAACTCGTCCGCGATGTCGAACGATTTGGCCAGAGACTGGGCGATGTTCCACACACGCGCAGACGTCACGTTGACCAGAGCACCGTCTGGACCGTTGCGAACGAGGTACGACGGCTTCTTGCGCCACGGGTCGAACAGGTGCGCGACGTTCGGCACCACGTTAGAAGCCTCTTGGCACCGGGCCGAGTTGACCGCTGCGCCCTCTGGCACCTCGTACATCCAGCTTTCGTGCTCTGGGCACCTCGCCCGGCGGTGCTGGCCCCTTTCCCCGCGCTTCGCAAGGGTGCGCTTGTTCACCCCAAGCAGTTGAGCCGCCGTCGCCAAAGGCAAGCAGCGGACTAATTCGCCCTCAATCTGGTACTTGTTGTCCATCAGACGCTCCTACAGTGGCAAAGTTATGCCTGTGTGGAACGTGTAGCGGACTACTCGGTGTCAGTCAAAGACTGATCTGGCGGCTGCACCGTCGCCTGCGCCTTGCTGCTCAGGACAGAGCCGCCGACCGTGATGACAATCGAGATGAGCATCGACAGGAAGACGACGAACGCGCCCTTGACGACCTCGGTCTTCGTTGTGCGCTCGATGAGGATGTCGACCTTGTCCTCAAGGCGATCCAGACGGGCGAGCAGGTGTGCTTCATCGCTCATCTTTCTTGTCCTCAATCTTGCTGTCGGCCACCTCTACGACGAGGGGTGCGACGTTTTCAATGAGCCAACGCCCGAAAGAGCGCAGCCGGTCCCGACGCTGGGGAGCTCGGGCCAGCCAACGCTGCTTCCGGTAGTGCCGGCGGAGACGCCGTATTACTCGGTTGTCGCGCATAGCGGGGATGGGAGCATTGGGACGGCGTTTGACGGGTTCACGGCGGCAACGAGGGAGAGCACCTTGTTGATGTCGGCAAAGAGGAGCGAGTCGAGGCACACGCTGCCGCCAGCCTCGGCACCGTCGAGCCCTGCCCGAACGTAGCCCCGAGCCTCGCCCTCCATCGGCCACTCAGACTCGCCTACGACTAGGAAGCCGCCTGCGGTCACTGTGACGGCCCCCGCACCCTGCACCGTGCCCTCGCAGCCGCTGCCCTCAGAGCACTCAATATAGGCCGGTGAGGAGAACGTAGAGGTGAGTTTGGCCTTCTCTCCGACGAAGTCGATGTGACCAAGCGTCCCGAGGCCGCCGCCGCACCCGCAGGCCACCGCGACGAAGGCCGCAGAGATGCACAGCAGGCTCGTGCTCAGGAACGTCTCCTTCCACTCCTTGAGGTTGCCCGCCAAGAGCGCAGAGCCCGTCGAGATGGCCAGCACGACCTCGGTCCACTGCTCAGGGACGAACCCGGCCAGCGTGGCAAGAGCGCCTGCGATTGCGGTTAGCGCGGCGATGATGTTGGAAATCGTGGTTTCTGCGTTCATCTCTACTCCGTTGCGACGCCCACTAGGCGATCCCACGCCCGCATGGCGTGACCAGATGTGGGTGCGAGAAGCTCTACCGCCACCGCACCAGAACTCTTTGAATGACCAGAGCCGGATGAGTTCCCGGCAATCGCAACGAACCCGTTGCCCTCAAGGTCGACGACGACCCCGGTGTGACCCGGCATCGGCTCGCCGTCACGGATGACCTGAGCGTGCCATTCGGGCTTGTTGGTCCTAGACCGCACAAACGCCCCGCCGATGGAGCCCATCATGCAGGCGGCGTCGCCTCTCGTGAGAGGGCTTGAGGACAGAATCCACAGTTGAGATGCCGAGCCGGTTCGGGGGAACTTCGGGCTCTTATCCTTGGCCACGTCGGAGCGCAGCCAAGAGGCAAGCACCCTGCACGCCGTGACGAACCGAGCGCACCACGGGTCGGCCTTGAGGTGGTCCCCGCCGCCCAGTTCGACGATGACGTCGACCCACGGCCCACGGTTCTGGCTCGCCTCTTGGATGCTCTGGGTGAGCAGCCAGATTGAAACCCAAGCCACGTCGCAGCCGAACTTGTGAGTCTCGACCGAACGGTAGTCCGCGCGCATCTTTGCCAGAGAGGCCCAGACGCCGTCGTACTGCTCGTCGAGAAGCTCCTCGCGCATCGTGGCCATCAGGCTCACGACCGCAAGCTCATCCTCGCTGTCGACCTCGGCCTCCTCGGCCATCATTAGTGTGGTGACGAAGCTATCCTCATCCACCGCACCTGCACCAAACCGAACGAACTGCCACATCCGCAGGACCCGCCTAGTCTGAGGCCCGTAGATCCCGTCGACGGTGATCGGGAAACCACACTCCGAGAAGTATTCTTGAAG